CATACGTTTAAAACATCTCAGACAATGACTGCTCTTTCAACTCCTATTGATACATATCAACCTTACAATACATTATTGCTACATGCTGATAGTGCTAATGGATATAATAATAACGGTTTTATTGATAATAGCAACGTTGCTAACACAAATATTCCTTTCAACGGAACATATAGCTTTTATTTCAATGGTGGTACATCTGATTATCTAACATCTTCTGGTACTTCAAGCAATTACAATTTAACTGGTGATTCTACTATTGAATTTTGGTTTAAACTTAATAGTTTAACAAATGCTGGATTATTTGGTTTGACTCAAACCAATGCTCCAGGAAATGGTTCATCAGGTTTAGCATTATACATAGGCACTAGTGGAGAAGTGCAATTTTTCGTAAATGGTAACCAAGGTGGTACAAATTCCGCTACCGGTCTTGTCACTACAAATACGTGGTATCATCTAGCTTTTGTTCGTATTGGTTCGACTAATAGGGTTTATTTAAATGGTACTTCGGTAGTTACTAATACTACAACACCTACTTTTGGTACTGCTTATACAACTATCGGCAGAGTGTATGCTGATAACACTGGAGGTCTTTCCGGTTATATTTCTAACATGCGAATAATTAAAGGACAGGGTTTATATTCAGGTACATTTGCTCCTCCTACATCAGCCCTTACAACCTCATCAGTTGGAACATCTGGACCTAACGTTGCATCTTCTATAACTGGAACAGTAAACTTATTAACTGCTCAATCACAAAATTTTACGGATTTTGGTACAAACAATATATATTTTATTCAATCAGGAACAGTAGGTATATCAACAGGCGGAACTTCTATTGCTAGATTTGGTAACACAACTATTGGAACTTTTTCACCATTATCTACTACTGGCTGGAGCACATATCACAATTCTGCATCAGATTATTATAGTTTCCCTTCTACATCCAATATGGTATTAGGTTCTACTGGTAATTGTACATTAGAATGTTGGGCTTATTTTAGTGCTTTACCAGCTTCTGGTGCATACATCTTTAGTAAGGATGGTGTATCTGGCACAAACGTTTCAGAATATTCATTCCAGTTTACTTCTAGTGGTGTCGTACAATTGGGTCTTGGAGATGCTACAACTTCTGGCACTCAACAACTCATTAACATTGGAACAGTGACTATTGGAAGTTGGTACCATATTGCTGCATGTAGATCCGGATCGACATGGTATTTGTTCTTAAATGGAACATTAACTAATTCTGGCGGAACTGCACAATCCACTTCTCCTGTTCCTGGTGGAAGAAGTTTCTTTGTAGGCGGTCAGCAAGGTGGTGGTGGTTCACTAAATGGTGCTTATATTTCTAATCTACGTGTTGTTGTAGGAAGTGCTCTTTATACTGCATCATTTACCCCTCCAATAGCAGCTTTGACTAATATAACTAACACTTTTGTTCTCACTTCACAAAGCAATAGATTTGCTGATTCAATTAGTGGAGGAACAATTACTACAGCTGGCTCACCACAAGTACAACCATTCTCACCACTTAGCCCGACAGCAGCTTATTCTAATACTGCTGTTGGTGGTAGTATGTATTTCAACGGAAGTACTGACTATCTTACTGTATCAAATAGTACTTTACAAGAATTTGGATCCAATAATTTTACTGTAGAATTTTTTTGGTACCCACAATCGACTTCTCGTCAATGGTTCTATCATGCTACTACTGATTATTGGTTTGGAATTGATTTTGCTAGCCAAGGTGCTGTTATGGGATTGTGGGCTAGCTCTACTGGAAGTTCTTGGAATTTAATTAATGCTGATGCTGCTGGTAATGGAATATCTACAGGGGCACCTAAAAACTATCAATGGAATCACGTTGCTGTAGGAAGAAATAGTGGAACATGGTCAATGTGGTTAAATGGTGTAAGATGTCTGAACTTAACAGGTATTACATCTGCTATCGTTGATCGTTCTACTCAGAATAAAACTGTAGGTGCATGGGCAGGAGGATCCCTGTATAAAGTGAATGGATATTTGTCAAACTTTAAAGTAGTTAATGGTGTTGACACATATGGAGTTTCAAACAATACCATTACAATTCCTACTGCACCATTATCACAAACTGCTAATACTATTCTTCTTCTTAACGCAACTAATGGTGGTATAATTGATAGTTCACAAAAACTTGAAATTAAATCATTTGGTACTGCTGTTATTTCAACTACACAAAGTAAATTTGGTGGAAGCAGTATATCATTCAATGGGACTACAGATGGTTTAACAACATTACCTAGTCCCAACAATGCATTTGGGTTAGGTGATTTCACAATTGAAATGTGGGTATATTTTAACTCAGTTGCATCACAACAATTTCTTATAGCAAATAGAACTGGAGCTAGTAGTGAAACTGCATTTAATTGGTTTTTAAATGCATCTTCAAAACTTATTTTTGGTTCAGTTACAACTACTTTGATAACTGGAACTACGACACCTTCAATTAATACTTGGTATCATATAGCTGTGTCTAGACAATCAGGAACAATTAAAATGTTTTTAAATGGAGTACAAGAAGGTTCTACTGTGACTGGAGATACACACAATTTTTCTGATGTTGTTGGTTATGATATAGGTGCTCAACTACAATATTCAGCAAACTATTATCTTAATGGTTATATTGATGAGCTTCGTGTAACCAAGGGAGTTGCTCGCTACACTTCCAACTTCACACCACAAACTACAGCATTCTTAAATACTTAAGGAGAATTACATTATGTCACATTTTGCTCAAATTAACGATCAAAATATTGTAACTCAAGTGATTGTTGCAGAACAAGATTTTATTAATTCAGGAGCAGTTGGTGATCCATCAACGTGGATACAAACTAGCTACAATACTTTTGCAGGTGAACATAGAAATGGTGGAACTCCACTTCGTAAGAATTATGCAGGTATTGGATATACCTATGATAGTTCTAGAGATGCTTTTATTCCACCTAAACCAGCTTTTGATAGCTGGAGACTAAATGAAGATAGTTGTCAGTGGGAAGCTCCAACTCCATATCCAACAGATGGTAAGGCCTATGAGTGGAATGAACTTGGTCGTGTATGGCAATTGATATCTGATAGTTGATAAATACATTTATATTATACTAACTGGATCATAAAATGGCAACAAAAATCTACGTCTCCCAGATTGATACTGCAAATTCATCTGGAGGTCAAGCTCCTAATGGTGCAATTATCCTTGCTTCTGCAAACGGAGCATATTGGTCAAATACCAATTTAGTTGGACTACTTGGTATCAATTTAAATGAAATTGTGGGGTATACTGGGTCTACTGGTGATCCAGGAACTACTGGATATACTGGTTCAATAGGATACCAAGGTCCTCAAGGATCAGTAGGACCTGATGGACCTGTAGGAGCAGTAGGATTTACTGGTTCTTCTGGAAATACAGGTTATACTGGATCAATAGGTGTAGTTGGTTATCAAGGATCTGTAGGATTTTTAGGATCTTCTGGATATCGTGGATCTTTAGGATCTACTGGATATAATGGATCAGTAGGTTTTCTAGGATCGACTGGATATCTAGGATCAACTGGATATACTGGTTCAGTAGGTTATCGTGGTTCTGCAGGTACAGTTGGAACATTATCGTTTAGTCAATTAACAGACATTCCTTCCTATACAGGACATAGAAATAATTTTCTTAGAGTTAATTCTGCTGAAAATGGTCTATATTATGATTCAAACATCTATTTAACTAGTACTTTAACATCCAATTTATCATTTAGTGACGCCGTTTTGGTTTCTCCTACATTTTTAGGATATTCTGAAATAGTTAGGTCATTTGGAAATTCTGGATCTTCGATCACAATTGATGCTATTGTTGGTAATCTAATTAACCTTACTTTAACAGCTCCAGTTGTAGCTATTACATTAAATTCAACGGGATTGTATAGTGGACGCTCTTATAGTATAACATTAGTTTTAAAACAAGATTCGACTGGAACTAGGACAATTGATTGGTCAAATCAAACTTTATATTGGCCTTTGGGTGAAGGTGTATATTCACCAATAGGACCTACACTATCAACAACGCCTGGATATACTGATTGGGTTACATTGGTCACGTTTAATGGTGGAAGTACGTGGTTTGGAGTAATGTCAGCTAAAGGCTTTCCAACTACATAATGGAATAATCAATGTCTATATCAAAAATAGGATTCATTAGAACTGATGGTGTTACGGATGCTCCGTTATCTGGAGCACCATATGTTCCTTTGTATTCTGTTCTTTTTTGGTATGGAAAAGATAGTGATTTTGTTAATGTTCCTTCTGGCAATTTAAATGTTGATCATTATAGATCTTATCAAGAAATTTATGTTCCTGGAGCAACATACTATAATTCTGATGGATCTCTATCTTTACTCTCCAGTAATCCTTTAATAAGCAGTATACCTAATAATTATAGTTGGGATACACAAACAGGGTTATGTATTGCTGCATCGACAAGTCTACCTAATACTGGTGCAACATTATTCAATGCTTTTAATCATGGATCAACAACATTTACAAGAACTACGATTTATAACACGCTTGCAATAACAACTGGAGAAGTTTCAAGTCCAGCTTATACGTATGTTGATCAAACAGGAACAAATACACATACACATTCAGTAAATACTATTGCTGATACAATAAGAAATATATCGTATGGCACAGCATCTGCTAATGGTTATTTGTATGATGGTATTAATTCTATTTCAGTTAAACCTATTATTAGAGATCCTAGATTAACTACTTCCTCTGGAGAAGTTTATGATGATCAAAAATTACATTTCTTTCCTAAGAATGTAATTGTTTTTGGTAATAATCTTCCTTCAAATAGTTATTCTCGAGAAGACAACACACAATTTTCATCAGCAACTGGTAAGGTATTACCCTTAATTTCTTCTCCTACAAGTATAGGAGTTTTAGGAATTGCAAATACTATTTCGTTTACCATCACTTCTAATACAGTTTTGGATCACGATCATAGTTTATATCCATACACTAAAAAATTTAAATCAAGAAGATCATCACAAATAGGATACAATTTAGTTCCTGCAGGATTACATTCTCATCAAGTAACATACTCTTGTAATGTTAGTATACGTTCTAAGATTTTAAAAGCATATGTTACTAAAAACAATGCAACTCAAATAGCTAACGGAGTTATTATAGGATACTCTATAGGAAAAAATACCCTTTATCAAGGTAAATATACCAATAGTAATTGTCTTCCTGTAAATTGGCATTTTTGTGATGGAAGAAATCAAACACCTGATTTAACTGGTTACTTTATATATGCAAACTTTGATTCTTCAAATAACTGTCATGATACTGTATATAATTCCTCTAATAGTATTTTAATAACAAATATTACTGTTGCTGCAAATGGAAACCACTCTCATGTAGGTCCTCTGACTGGAACTACTGTAGGACAGGGAACGCCTGCTAATATTGGTCAGCACACATATGATGATGCATTGAATCATGTTCATACAATATCAGCTGCAAACACTTTCTTAATGAATCCATTTGACACATCTAATACAGTAAATATAACTACTGGTTTATCATATGACTATGTTCCACCACAAGTACAATTAGCTTTTATAATGTACAATAATACCATTCCATAAGGAGATAATAATGATTACAGAAGATCAAATTAAATCAAGTTACCCAAGTGCAGATTCTGATGTAGTTGCTGCTATTGTATCATCACTAGATACTCTTGCATTAAAATATGAAATTAACTCAGCTCTCCGTCTTGCTCATTTTCTTGCACAGACTGCTCATGAGTCTGGTGGTTTTAGAGTAATAGAAGAAAACCTTAACTATTCTGCAGATGGTCTTAAAGGTATCTTTGGAAAATATTTCCACGATAAAGATCCTGAAGAATACGCTCGTCAGCCAGAAAAAATTGCAAACGTAGTATATGCATCACGTATGGGCAATGGTGATACTGATTCAGGCGATGGATATAAGTTTCGTGGTCGCGGACTTATTCAACTAACAGGTCGTTCTAACTACACATCAATGGCTGGTGACCTAGGTGTTGATCTAGAAGAAGTAGTGGATTTTCTTGGAACACCAGAAGGAGCTGTAGAATCTGCTGCATGGTTTTGGAATAAGAACCACATCAATGCTCTTGCAGATTCTGACGATGTTACTGCTGTTACTAAAAAAGTTAATGGTGGTACAATTGGTCTAGAAGATCGTCAAAAGCACACTGAAGACTTCAAGGAAATTCTTGGAGTATAATAATGCCTCTTATTGCAAGAATTGAAGATGCAAGTACACATAACGGAACAATTATTTCCGTTTCTACAGTGCATACAAATGCAGAAGGTAAACTAGTAGCAAGGGTGTATGACCTACACTCTTGCCCTATTCCTGGGCATGGTGTCACGCCTATTTTAAATGGAGTGAATTCAGTTATTTGCGAAGGTGAACCTACAGCAGTAAATGGAAGTACTTGTGGTTGTGGTGCGTTTATTATAGCAGGAAGTATGCATTCTTATGCTTTGGCTGATGGTGCATTTACTAATTTAGGTAATGGATTTTTAGACGGACCTGCTGTTCTTGGAGATGTGTTTCCAGGAGAAGAACCTTTTATAATGGGAGCATAAATGCCACATAAGATATATCTTCCTGGTGAAACATTAAAGGCAGATGATTTAAATGCAAGTTTTGGTGAATTAGTAAACACTACTGCTAGCTATACATTTACTGGTGTTCATACACATAATGCTAATATAGTAGGAAATTATTATGTAAATGATAGACTTGGCGACGTCAGATCTGTAACCAGAGAGAATGCAAAGCCAAACGGTTATCAAGTAAAAACTGCTGATAATGGTAGGATGATATATGCAACTGGTGATGTTATAATACCAGCAAATATATTTAAAATAGGTGACAATGTAAGCATTTATAATAGCACTGGTAGTGGTATAAGTGTTAAACAAGGGGGAGGTACATTAATGTATCTCTCGGGTTTAGGAATAGCAGGTGATGCTATCATAGATCCTAAAGGCCTTTGTACTGTAATATGTGTTGATATAAACATTTATGTTATTACAACAACTTCTATTTCAACTGGAAGTTCTTCTAGTGGTGGAAGTACTGGTACTGTAACACAGTCTAGTGTAATTGCAGCTATTGGTTATTTTCCTTATAGTCAATCTAACCCATCTTATTTTGCAAATTCTTCAAATGGATTTGGAGTAACTTTACAGGGATTACTAAATTCATTGGGATATACACCTGCAAAAAATGATGGATTTACTCACTTACAAACAATTACTACGACTGGTATATTTTCTATTCCTAGTGGTGTCAACAAAATTAAGGTTTATGTAATTGGTGGAGGTGAAGCTGGTGATAACGGAACAGGTGATCTATTAACAGGAGGAACTACTCTATTTGGTTCTATTTGTAGAGCAACTGGGGGAGGAGGAAACGTTTCTGGAATAGGTTCTGGAGGTGATGTCAATGGTGCTGGTCCTCTCTATGGTTATGGAGCTGGAGGAACAGGTAGTAAAAGAAATGGAGCAAATGGTGGATTGGCAATTAAATATATTACAGGTTTAATTCCAGGTCAAACTATAGCAGTAACTGTGGGTAATTCAGGAGGTGGTAATGCTGGCTCGGGTGCAGTTATTGTGGAATATTAAAAATGAGTATCTACAATTTACTTCTTGGATATAAAAGTAGCGTTGTTCCTCCTGGAGGTGATATAGGATTTTCAGACAACACTCCTGGTAATAATAAGAGTTATAAGCTTCCTTATTTTAATACAATAAAGATTGAGATATGGGGTGCAGGAGGTGGCGGTGGCGGTGGTGATCACAGCAATGAATATGACGGTGGAAGTGGTGGAACATCTAAAATTACCACGTTTAACGTTGTCGTTGGTGGTGGAGGTGGTGGAACTGGTGGTAATAACAATGGAACAAAAACAGGATCTGGTGGCGGTGGTGGAGTAGCATCAGGTTCTTATTCTGCAGGAACAATTACTTTATACAATGGAAATAGTGGTACAAATGCTGTAGACGGTCAACCTGGTCTTGGGGGAGATTCTCCAAGTGGAGGAAAAGGAGGAATTCCTTCTGGTGGATCATCTGGTAGTACCACATCCAATATTCCTTTTTCATATGGCGTATTTCAAACTAAATTTTTTCCTAGTTCTTCTGTAAGTGATATTCAAAATTACGCTGCTAGTACGTATTTGTTATCGGGTACCGTGCCTATAACTGTTCCTTATACATTTGAATTGTTTATCAGTGAATTTTTTAGTGGTGTTCCAGGAGCATCAGCTAGTGATGCAGCAAGTTTATCTAGTAGTATCTACACTAATATTTTAGGACGAAAGCCTGATACTGATGGTTTACATTATTGGTATGGTCAATACTTATCAAAAGGATCGTCTGTAATAGGACAAGTTGCAGGTGGTGCTACTGAAGCACCTTATGGAGATGCAACTTATGTAAGCACTGGTTCAAGATTAACATCAACTTTTTATAATGCATTTCAAGATGCTACAAATATTTCTAATGCTGCAAAAAGTGATTTTATTGATAGAACAACTGGATCTAAATTAAAATATGGATTTAATAGAAAGCCTGATGTTGCTGGTTTACAATATTGGTATAATTTACACATAACTGGTGGGGCAGCAAGTATAACCGATTTTATTTCAGGAGCATTAGAAAATCCATATGGAGATCTTACACAAGTAAACACTGGTTCAAGATCAACATCTTCTAATTTTAGCTCATATCAAGCATTATCTACAGCTTCTGATGCAGCAAAAAGTGACTTCTTAGATCAAACTACAGTTTCAGTTACTCAAAATACTTCTGGAGGAGTTGCAGGAAATGGCTATTCACCTGGAGGAGGTGGAAGCGGTAATGGATATGATAATGGTGCAGTTACAGGCCCTGGAAGTGGAAAAAAATCAGGTGGTGGTGGTGCTATTAAAGATTCCGCAGGTGGCGGCGGTGGTGGAGGTGGAGCTTATGCTCTAATACAATTTAATAAAACAGATATACCACAAAGAACTGTAATAAATTATGATGTTGGAGTTGGTGGAAATGGAGGATCAGCTTCATATTCAGGTGGCAACGGTGCCAATGGTAAAATAAAAATTACTTGGACATAAATATCTAAAAAAGGATATAAGATGGCTACTTCCAACATTACTACAAGAGATCAATTCAAAGAATATTGCTTGAGAAGATTAGGCAAACCTGTAATCGAAATCAACGTCGATGATGATCAGGTCAATGACCGTATTGACGAAGCAATAAAGTATTATTGGGATTATCACTTTGATGGCTCTGAAAAGACATTCTATAAGTATCAAATTACTCAAACAGATATTCAAAACAAATGGATTCCTGTTCCTCAAAACGTAATTGGTGTAGTAAGAATCTTCCCTATTGGTGATTATCTTGCAACAAATAACATTTTTAACATTCGTTATCAGATTGCATTAAATGATCTTTACACTCTTACATATCAATCAATGGTCCCTTACTATATGGCATTCCAGCAACTTCAATTGCTAGAGCAACTATTAGTTGGTGAACAACAAATTAGATATAATAGAAACAACGACAGATTATATATTGATACAGATTGGGCAAAGCTAACTGTAGGTAACTATATCGTAGCAGAAGCGTATCAAGTAATTGATCCGGATGTATATTCACAGGTTTGGAATGATCGTTGGCTTCAAAGATATGCTTCAGCATTAATAAAGAGACAATGGGGTACTAACCTTACTAAATTTACTGGTATGACTCTTCCTGGTGGTATACAATTCAATGGTGAAAAGATTCTCAATGATGCAGAAGCAGAGATTGAAAAGTATGAACAAGAGATGATTGTGAGTTACAGCCTTCCTATCACAGATATGATAGGCTAGGCACTTATGGAAGCTTTTGTTTATTGCTGGACAGATAAAAAAACTAATAAGTTATACATCGGATCCCATAAAGGATCTGTAGATGACAAATATATTTGTTCAAGTAAATATATGATGAAAGAATATAAAGAAAGACCTAATGATTTTTCTAGACAAATTATAGCAGAAGGTAGCGTACAAGATATAAGAAAATTAGAGGCTAAAATTTTATCTTCTGTCAAAGCTTCCACAAATGATGATTTTTATAATAGACATAATAATGATGGTTTGTTTTTTGAAGGTTGGAAAAAAGAAAATATTTCAGAAAATCATAGAAAAAATATGTCATTATCTGCTTCTAAAAGAAAAAGAACTAAAGAACATATAGAAAAACTTCACCAAGGAAGAAGAAATTCTAAAAATAGTAAGGAACATATTGAAGCTATCAAGGCATCTAAAGTAGATTACAAACACTCTGAAGAAACAAGAAAAAAAATAAGTGATAAATTAAGATTGAATCCAGAAAGTATAAAATATAGATCTTCTAAAGCTGGTAAATCGTCAGCTCAAAAAAGAAAAGAATCTGGATATTATAAGTCTGAAGCATATTTAAATAATTGTAAAAAAGGTTGGGAAACTAGAAGAGCTCGCCTGTCATTAGAAAACAAAGGAGGAATTGTCAATGGCGACTAGTTTATACTTTCAATAATTTTTCAGCATCAGGCGAACAATCTCTAATAGAAGATCTTATTATTGAATCTATTAGAATTTATGGTGTAGACAATTACTACATTCCTAGAAAAATTGTTATTTTAACAACACTTTTAGAGAACAAGAATATACAGAATTTGTAGGTTCTGTTATGCTAGAAATGTATGTTAAGAATGTAGATGGGTTTGGTGGCGATGGTGAATTCTTATCTACATTTGGATTGCAAGTTAGAGAAGAAATTACATTCTCTCTTGCATTAAGAGTATTTGAACAAGAAGCCAAATATGTATTGAAGAGAGATAGACCACTAGAAGGTGATCTTATCTGGTTTCCTTTCACACAAGCTCTTTATCAAATTAAGTTTGTTAATAAAAAGCCCGTATTCTATCAAATGGGTGCTCTACAATTCTATGATGTTGTCTGTGAATTGTTTGAATATTCTAGTGAAATATTTAATACTGGCATTAACGTAATCGATACAACATATAACGCTCTTCTTACAACAAACAACCCATACTTCTTGTTTGGTGAGAATAACAATCCACTTCTTGATGAAAATGGTAATGATTTAATAGAAGAAGAATATAACTTGGCATACTTGGATGTTTCATCGCAGAATCAAATATTCCAAACTCAAGGTAACCAATTTATAGATTACTCTGAAATTGATCCTTTCAGTGAATCTGATAGGAGAGCATAATGATTGGTGGTACATCGTTTTATAATTCTTTATTTAAAAAATACGTAGTTATCTTTGGAACTCTTTTTAACAATATTAATATTGAAAGAGTTGGAGCTGATGGTGTAACTGTAGAACAAACAATCCTTGTTCCTATTGCATACGGACCAAGAGAAAAGTTTTTAGCTCGTATTGTTGATAACCCTGATGCTATTGCTCAAACTTCTATCAAATTACCTAGAATAGCTTTCAGCTTAGCTGGAATCACGTATGCTTCAGACAGAAAACTAACTTCACTTAATAAGATAGCATCTAAAAATAATCTTAATGGTGTCAATGTATACAAAAAAGTATATAATCCTGTACCTTATGATTTAAACTTCAAGATGGAAATTCTTTCTAAAACTATGGAAGATGGCTTAAGAATTATTGAGCAGATTCTTCCTTACTTTACTCCAGAATGGACTATTAGTGCAGCACTTTTAAGTCCAGATTTTGATAACATAACAGACATTCCGTTGATCTTAAATACTGTAGAAATTGAAGATGACTACGATGATACTTTCGTAAATAGAAAAGTTTTGACATTTACGTTGAACTTTACCATGAAAGCATACTTCTACGGACCTATTACAGAAAGCAGAATTATCAAATTTACTACTGTTAACATATATCCAGACACAACAGCTAATACTAATATTACAACTACAATAATTAGACCTGGATTAACAGTTGGTGGAGAACCGACTTCTAACCTAGAACTTTCGGTAGCATTATCACAAATAAATGAACTTGATAATTATGGATTTATTGTGACAACAACGGATAAGAATAATGGCTAAGAAAGACCTGATCTCTCAATCATTGGGAATTGAACCTATGATTGATCCTCCTTCTAAAATCATGGATGCAATTCCATTGATTAAAGCAGAAAAAAATGATGATTATGAATATGCTCGTGGAAATCTTTATAAGATTATCGAAAAAGGTCAGGATGCTTTAGAAGATATGATTGACGTTGCTAAACAATCGGAATCTCCTCGTGCATATGAAGTTGTTACTAATCTTATTAAGACAATGGCAGAAACTAACAAGGATCTTCTTAATTTAGCTAAGGTTAAAAAAGAATTGGAAAAAGTTGATACACCAGAGCAAAAGAATATCACTAATAACAATCTAGTACTAACTTCAGCCGATCTTCTTAA